GGGCGCAGTCTGGTCGAGCCATCGCGCTCTTTCCATTGCGTCATCGACCAGTGAATTGGGGATAAACTGATCGTCCGAGGCGTTAGGGAATTGTCCATAGACCTCGACGTGCGCTTGGGTTGAGTCTGGCCCATATTCGTCAATGATCTGTTGGTAGACGGCCTTATCTGTCCCTTCGACAGATCTGGCATCGACAATCTTATTTCGCCAAAAGTCTCGTTTGGAGTTAAAACACTCATAAAAGTAACCAGAGTTACGCCGGGGGTTACTAAAGCACAACCAAAACCTATTAGGCGTATTCTCCGTAAAAAAGCCCGCTGCCACTGCCCATATCGTATCATCAATACCGCTCGCCTCATCAAACACCAGCATCACGCCTGCGAAGTTATGCACCCCCGCGTAGCTGTCTGGATTCTCAGCCGACCACAGCCGCCCCTCAACACCCCAGTATCTTGTGCCCATCTTCAGGTCGCGCTCGACCAGTTCCGAGATCCACTTCGCCGGTAGCACCCGCGTCGCGCTTACCTCGAACCAATGACTGTGAAGTGACATACTCAGCCACTTCGTTATCTCGGCCCAGGTGACGCTGCGGAGCTGCGCCTCAGAGTTAGCCGACACGATGGTCGTCGAACCGATCCGTGTGGTCAGCATCCAGATCACTAACCATGAGACTAAGGCAGATTTACCGATGCCGCGCCCTGAAGACGTCGCCATCCTAAAAGTCTCAAAGTCTACTCGACCGCCGTTTGCTTTGATGTGTTCGCGCAGCTCAACTAAGACCTCTAGCTGCCATCGACGCGGCCCCTCAAAATGCTCAAGAGGCGTCCCTGGCTTCCCCCACGGGAACGCGAGTCTCACGAACGCCAGCGGGTCGTTCTTGATCTGCGGCGACCATAAGGTCGCCATAAGACGCTGTTCCTCCTCCGGGGAGTATATCGGCACTTGCATCTATTATCTGCCCTTCAATGACCCGTTGCTGCGCCTCCTGAAGCGCCGCCGTAATAGAGATCGTCTGGTTGACCTCGACGCTGACCGCTTGTTTAGCAACCCAGCCATGCACATGCTTTAGGATGTCAAGCGCAGCCTTTGCATCGCCCGCCAGCGCCGCGTTTCTTAGAACGCCCGCCATCTCCATCTCGCCGTCAGCGCGTCCTTTGGTTTCGTAATACTCTGCGATCGGATCGAGTTGGATAAGCCGACGATACTCGACTGGCATCATATCACAGGCCAACGCCAGTGCGTCGCCTTTTAACCCCCGCCGCGCCGCTTCATAGATCTGACCGAGCCGTTGCTCCGTCGCTTCGATCTTGCGCGGCTCATAAGGTAGCGATTGGAATGTCATAAATTCTTTTATCATGAGCTGCAAATTTTAAAAATAAAAAATTTTGTGTCGTTAATTTTAAAAAATAAAAAATTTTGTGCAGCCCCTTCGTATACCTTTAAGGGATGGTCAAGGCCCAGACCCCCTCCCCCAAATGTCAACTACCAGCTCAATGTAAACAAATGTCAACTTAACTTAGAATGTAAACTTAAAGTAAAATGTTAAGTCAAATGTCAACAAGAGTTGGGTGATTGTTGGGTGTTATGGGTTGTCTGGGTGATGGGTTTTAAGTCGCTAAATGTTTTTCAACGTGCGTCGCACGTTCACGGCTCATTTGACTTATATCAATTATTATATTTATTAAATATTTATAATTATAATAATAACACATATAGCCCAAAGCTATGATATTGCGACAGTCCAAGGCCTTGGCTTACAGCCCATTTGACGACCACGTCACAACCCAAAACACCCAGGAAAATCACCCATAAAAACTATCTTGCAATTTTCTGTAAAATAATGTTTGACACTTGTGAATAATTGCGCTACATATTTTCTTACAGACAAACGAGGGGGTTGTAACATGTCACTAACCGAGTTTTTTGAATCAGTAGCCATCGGCTTCGGTCTGGTCATGCTGGCGCTGATGACAGTAGCGTCACCATTTATCCTATTCAGATAAGGGGAAAGACAATGAATACTTACAACATCGAATACACAGACACATTTGGCGGCGACGCAAACTATTCGTGGGTGCGACGCGCAACTGTGACCATGCCGGAGCTAACGCATTATGGATATGATGGCGGCACTAACTATTCCAAAACCAATAAAGTCTATCGGCGCGAGCTGATGAAGAAAGCCAAAGCCGCTATCGGCCTAACAGGCGCTCGCGGGCGCGTCACGGAATATGGCGACACGATAGACTTCCGGCCATACGGCTGCTGCACAGTCTTATTTATTACTGTCGAATACTGAGGGAGAGAAATCATGGAAGCCAAACTAGAAAAGCTATTGCGCTATCATCGCCAGCGCGTGTTCGACGACATAACCGGCGAGTTACACGAGCGCGCGTTAAAACGTCTAAAGCGGACGCGCACCTTCAAAGATATGTGCGAGCGCCGCCAAGACGCGACGCGTCACAAATCATCCGAGCGCCTACTGCGCGCATATGCTTAAGGGAGCGAAATCATGAGCAATTATAACGGCTGGACTAATTATGCGACATGGCGCGTCAATTTAGAAATGTTTGACGGTTATGATCCGTATGACTGTGGTCATGATTCTAGCGTCACGGCTTATGACTTAGGTCTTAGCCTTAAAGAAATGGCGGCAGAATCATTAGAGCAAGAAATTGGCAATGCTGAAGGCTTGGCCTTCTCATACGCTATGGCCTTTCTTGTTGACGTCAATTGGACAGAGATAGCGCAACATATGATCGACAATTATGGGGAGAGAGCAGCATGAGAACTTTTACTTACTATTTCGATGAGCTTTCAATACTGCCGCGCTATGCCGTCTATGCCGTTGGAGAGGCGGACGTATCATACGACATAGCGTCGCCAGAGCCTGACGTGGGGATATTCGAGCATTATGCGACAGATATAAGCATAGACGCTATTGTCATCTATGGTCATGGGCATAATGACAGTAAACTGAATATAGACGCAGACCATTGGCTTTATGCGCACATAGAACAAGCGCTATTGGACGATGAGAGCTTGGCATATGCCTGCATGGAAGACGCCGCATGAAACAAGCACTATACGTTATAGGGCTGGCGACATGCGCTAGCCTTTTAATTCCGGCAATAGCCTTAGTCTTACTCTATACGATAGGGGGATAATATGTCACGTATGGCCGAGTATTATGACTTCCAACAAATGCTCTATCTGCTATCAACGCGCGCGTTAGAGATAATGCTCAACTATGAATCAGATACTTTCCGGCATAGCCTAATCAAAAAAGAGATTGAGGCGCGCAAATGACCGATGATCAAAGATATTTATTTTTTGAGGCTGGATGGTATGCAGCCATCGACGCCGCAATAAAAGAAACCGAATCATTGACCGGCGATAAGGCGACGGCCAGTAGCGGGCTATCGCGCACGTTTAAAACAATGTCAAAACTAAAAAAATTAAGGGGAAAACCTAATGAAGAAAGTAAAACAAATCTTATTGGAAGAGGCATTGGACAGTAACCTCTCGCCGGAGCAGGTCTTAAGCTATAGCAGGCGGCAAGACATTTTATGGACACGCTATAGAATCTACTGGCGCGCACGCAAGGAAACCAACGCCAGCTATCCACAGATCGGGCGTGTGTTAAAACGCGATCATACTACAGTCATACATGGGGAGCGCTGTTATCAGGCGAGATTAGATGGGAAAGAATATAGAAAGCCAGGGCGTAATATCGGTTATAATAATAGCGCTGATTGAAGTCTTATTAGGCGTCAAATGACTTATATGTGCTACACATCTAATCAATGTGTAGCCTTCAGAATACAAAAGAGCGAAAAATGACAGACCATTTTAAAGAGCAATACGAGGCCATACAGGCTGTTATACCCGACGTGCCTAGGGATATGCCTTGCTACCAAATTAACGTGCCTCTGTGGCTATTCTGGCGCAAGGTGGACCCCATGGCAGTAGAACACCCCATAATGACGGAGCAAGAAATAACGCGACGTCTTGACCTGCTTTACATGGGCGACGGCACCTGCTAAATAAGGTGAGGCAAACCTCCCTTATTTGCTGGCTTTGGCTCCGCGTTCACCCCTAGCGCGGAGCCTTTTTTATTGCAAAGCTATACGGCGCAAATTGATCCGCTGGCAGGATGCTATCGCCCATATTGAGCATAGAATTAACTGGGCGCATCTGATACAAGCCCATCTGCATAAGATAGGGCGTCAGCCAGTCACGCATAGAGTTAAGGCTCTGCTGGTAGCCGTAGCCTTGCGGCGCATAATCGGCGGCCTGGGGCGCATAATGGGGCAATGACTGCTGGAACTGCTGTTGCCGCGCCCGGAATTGCTGCGTCGCCTGGTCGTTCAAGAGCGCAGCAATAGGGTCTTCATCTTTGTTAATGGTAAGCGCGGCCATGGCAAAACTCGCATAGTGAATTAACTATAAGAGCTGTATAACACACGACCAGATCGCATACTATCTGCATAGACCTTCCGCGCAGGTGTCATAGATCGTTTTTGCGGCCTGACACGCAGCCAGCCCATACATGAGAACACTAATTAGGACGAAGCGCAACAACATTCCCCTCCTGCGGCGTGTCTTCGACCATGCGGCGAAGATCGGACTTGTTAAGGTGCTTTAGCT